TTTAGATTGTTTTGGTTCAGAATACTTTAGTTTAAACAGACACGCATTAGGTATAAGAGGTAGTGCAGATAGTATTACTATTGCATTTCCTAATGAACCTTACGAGGTAGGTTTTCAATATGGCGCTACAGATGTAGATAATATATCAGGAACTGTTTACTACGATAATGGTGCATCTGAAACATTTACATTAGACCAACACACAGATTACACAACTGTATTGTCAAAGTCTTGGGAAGTTGCAGAAGGCGTAGATACTTTTATAACTGAAATAGTTATTGATGGATTAACTGGAGAAAACCCTGACTGGTACTTAATAGATAATATATACTATAAGTATGATAATGTACCTACTACAACGACATCTAGTTCGACAACAAGCTCTACCACCTCGTCTACGACTACTACATCGACTACGACTACGACTACATTACCTAAAGCGAAAGATGTTGTCGAAGATAATATTACTACGTACTTGGCTTGGGATGAAAATGGATGTGAACACCCAAACAATCCTTTATCGTATAAACAATATTTGGAAGCCGTAGAGAGTGGAGATTGGTTTGGTTATCAGCCCAGTGATTGCACTAATATACCTGATGATGCTGTTGATATTGTCGAAGAGGAGATAGATGATGAGTTGGACGAAGAGATACTTCGAGATGACAACCTCGGAGAAGAACAAATTGAAGAAGAACTTAAAGTCGAAGATAGTGAAGAACTCACCGAAGAAGAAATAGCTATTATTGAAGCAGAGACTAAAGCTGAAGAAGAACGTTTACTCCAGGAACAGCTTGATGCTGAAAAGGAAGAAGAGATATTATTAGAGCTTGAAGAATCTGTAATTGTATTAGAAGATTTATCTGAAGAAGAACTTGAAGAATTTGTAGAGGTTATTAAAGAACTAGAAGAACTAGAAGAGTTTATAATTGAAGAAGAAGTTATAGAGCTAGATATACCTGAAGATATAGTAGTAGTTATAGAAGAGGAGGATACAGAAGATGACATTGTTATTGTGGTGGAAGATGAAGAAGTTGTTGAGGAAGTTTTGGATGAGCCAATACAGGAAGATGTTGAGAAAAAACCTGTAGAGGAACTAACTGAAGAAGAAATAGAAGAAGAAGTTTTAGAGATTGTTGAAGTTATAGATGTACCTATTGTTGAAGAGGAACTAACTGAAGAAGAAATCGAAGAGGTCATTGAAGAGTACGTTGAGGAATTAGAGACAGAAGAAGTTATTGAAGTTCTTGAAGAAGTAAATGACGTAGGTGTACAACAATTAGACCAGGTATCAGAGGAAGTACAAGAAGTTATTCAGGCAGTAGTTGAAGAAGCTATTGAAGATGTTGAAGAACTAACAGAAGAGCAGGTAGCAGTAGTAGCTGAAGTACTACAAGTTGAAGAAGAAGATGTAGAGATTATTGCAGTCGCAGTAAAAGAAGATGAGTCTGTTGCAGAAGCTGTTGAGGTATATGTTGAAAGAGCAGTAGAAAATAAAGATGTAGAAAACTACACCCTTGCCGATGTTGTTACCGAGGTGCAGTTTGAAGAGTTTATAGAAAACCCAATACAAGTACTGGTGGATATAGAAAACATAGATATTTCCAACCTTGGTCAGGATATGACAAGTGACCAAAAGGAAAAAGCACAGGAAGTAGTCGTGCCAGTTATTTTAACTAGAATAGCAAGTATGGCTGCGTTTATATTTAGGAGAAGTTAATGATAAAGAAGTTATGGTCTTGGTTTGTCGAAGCTATAAAAGAGACTTTAAATCTTAGTTGGACTCTTGTTGGTTTAGTTATTGCCACCCTTACACTTACTGGGAGTGCGCAGCAAATCACAGGATTAGCCACTATAATAACATTAGCAATATGGTTGTTAACCATAGGCTTTAGAAAATAAAGGAGTTAACGTGTGCAAGGTTACCGTAAAAAAAGACGGTTCATTTGTGCAAGTATGCAACTGTAAACACGGTAGTTCCTTTTGTGAGGAGAAAGATGAAATTACAAGTAGTTAGAACTCAATTTGGTACTGATGCAACAAATGGTTTGTTGTTTGTAAATGGTTTATTTGAGTGTTATACATTAGAGGACCAATACCAGGCAGTAAAAGTTATGCACGAAACCTGCATACCTGAAGGAACATACGACATAAAGTTTAGAACTGTTGGTGGATTCCACGAGAAATATAAGAAAAGATATGGTAATGACCATTATGGTATGTTGCATTTACAAGATGTACCTAACTTTACATACATACTTATACACGCGGGTAATACAGATGAACACACATCAGGTTGTTTAATTGTAGGAGAAAGTCAGCAAGATTTAGACATAAGCAAAGATGGATTTATAGGTCATAGTGGCGTAGCATACAAAAAGCTATATAAAAAAGTGGCAAAAGAATTATTGTTAGGAAAAACTGTAACAATAGAGTACACAACAATAACTAAGTTATTAGAGAAACCATTGTCTAATGCTTCTACTGATGATGTAGTTTTAACAAGAACTGTAATGGACAAGATGAAAGAATTACAAGAGGATATTGCAGAAGTAAATGGTGGTGTGATACAGACACAAGCTATGTTAAGAGGGAGGATAATAAGATAATGTTTGGATTTATAAGAGCAAAAAGAGCAAGAAACCAAGATGGTACATTCAAGAAGGATGTAAGGTGGACACCTTGGTCCGAATCATGGGAGTATAAAATGAGCGAAGAACTCAAAGATATGCTTGAGCGTGTGATATGGACATTCGTGGAAGCCTTTATTGGAGCATTAACAGTTGCTCCATTAGTGGGAATTGAAGCGGAAACAGTTCAATTAGCTGCCCTCTCAGGAGGTGCTGCTGCACTCGCTGTTGTGAAAACTTATGCCAAAAAACAAATTGGTGGCGGTTCGCAACAATCAGTAAGTAAGTAATACAAATAGCAAAGCCGAGGGTGTTATCCTTTCTACCTCGGCTCTTGCTACCTTTTAATTAAATGTCAGATGTATCCTCAGAACCATACATGGCATCATCTGCACATTCTCTACAAAGACCATATTGCTTTCTATCAGCAGTTGTTAATTTTGCTACTGCAATACTTCCGCAAATCTCACATGGTTTTAAACCTAAAATGGTGCTTCCCCTTCCTCAATATCATTAAGTGAACGTGCCTTTGGTGGTGTTATACCTTTTTCCTCCAATGCAACTGTAGTCAAATTATCGTATGCTTCTTTAAATCCTGGTGGTAAAAACTTAGCGTCTTTGTACCATGACTTAGAATATGTCATACTTCCTTTTTGTTCACCGTTCAAACACTTACCACCTGCAGTACATCTAAAATCTGCAGCACGTGGATTCTTCTTATCTTCAGGCATGTATATCTTTACTGGTGAATAACATGGCTTTGGACAAAATAATACGTTTGAATCAGAGCTTGTCGTAGTTGTGTTGGAAGGAGCTGTTGACTCTTCAACTACGACTTCGCTCTGCTGTTCAGTGACTGTGGTGTTACCCTGCGGTGTAGTTGTATCAAATTCTTCCTCTGTTACATCTCCTGACCACAACTCAACACCTAGCCCAAATCTCATGCATGCTCTTTTAAATGCGTCTGATTCAGCGTCTTTCAACAAAGACCCATCGTTTATGTTTTTGTTATCTAACTTAAATGTGTCAACATCTCCTATACCATCGTATGAATCTGTTCCTAGTTTTATAGTGCCTTTTGCACCAACGATTCTTTTCTCACCATTGTGTGTTCCATAGATTGGTTCACAAGTCCAGGAGTATGGTATACCACTATCACGTAATCTTTCAACGTAACGACTGTGGGTAACATATTTTCCGAACTTTCCTTTGGGTGCATTTTTTACAAGCTCCTTTGGAAATGGTTTAAGTAATTTCTTTAGACTGTCCTCATAAGACATATATCTCCTTCCTCTATTACTTAGAGTCTAATATCCTAATATTTGTATGTGTGAGTATTTATGAAAAGTTATTTATAAGATTCACACCTGTCTTGACAGGTACAGATTTATATTCGCCATTTATCTCCACTATGAAGTGCGGTAAACTACCTACACCTGCATACTCTATAGCGACTAACTTTGCCTCATTTTCTACTTCTAGTTTTGGCATATTTCTCCTACTCCATTTTACACCAAATTGCAAGTATTAGTACCCTTTAAATCACAAATTCACAAACAGAGATATTTGTCTTTTAATTACTGTATAATGATGTCAACAGAGCAAAGGAGGTATTATGCCTAAAGTGCCTGAAGAATGGGGTAATAACTTTTACAAGTCAGGGTGGCAACCAGGACTAGAAGTAAATGAACAAACAGGTATAGGTGAAATCACACACGTTGGAACAGACCCAAACTACAGAAATAAGTTTGATTCCATATTATTAGAATGGGGATTCGACCCCAAGCATTACGAGATAGAGGGTTCAGTAAGAGCATCTTCGTGGAATGTACAGTTAAAAGGTGGCAGAACAGAAACGTTCTACGCTTTCAAAGGAATAGTAAAGAAAAAAAGACCAGGACACGACAAATATTTCAATGCGTTATTTAAACAAGCAGGTCGTAAACCACCACTTAAACTGCGCACACACGGTGGTGATACCGCATTTTTATTTTTCATGGCAGATTGGCAACTTGGAAAAAAAGATTACGGAGTAGAGAATACAATCAAGAGGTATGACATAGCTTTACAAGATGCTGTAAACAGAATTAAAGAACTGCGTAAGATAGGTGTTCAGATAGATGAAATATACATGATAGGTTTGGGTGACCTCACTGAGAATTGTTATGGATTTTATGACAGTCAACCTTATAATATTGAACTCACATTGATAGAACAGTATGCGTTGGCTAGGTCAATGATGATGAAAACAGTAGATACCTTTTTACCACACGCAGATAAGTTAGTGTTGGCAGGTGCGCCAGGGAATCATGGGGAAGCTGCACGTTCGCAAAAGGGTCAAGTGGTTACAAATAGATTAGATAATACAGACACCATGCATTTGCAGATATGTGGTGAGATTATGAAAGCTAATCCTGAAAGATACAAAAAAGTATCTGTAGAAGTTCCTGATAGTTTTCATCAGGTGATGGATATAAAAGGTATCACATGCGGATGGACACATGGTCACATGACATCAGGAGGTGGGAGCAATCCTGAAACTAAGATTGAGAATTGGTGGAAGGGTCAGATGTATGGGTTTCTGCCTGCGGGTCAATGTCAGATTCTTATTACAGGTCACTACCATCATTTTAGAAGTAAACAACAAGGTGATAGAACTTGGTTTCAATCTCCTAGCTTGGACAAATCTATAGACTTTACAGCAAGAAGTGGTCTATGGTCTCACCCAGGTGTGCTTACTTTTACTGTGAATCAAAAGGGTTGGGATAATTTAAAGATATTATAGTGGCACTGGTTCTCCCATGAGAGAGTCAAGCATTTTCTTGAGTTCGTAATACTTAATCATTTCACCATAAATGATTTCTGTTTTACCTCCGTAATGTTTAAATATTGGGTCATAAAATCTGTTGTTTTCTTTATCGTTTTTTCTAGGTGAGATAGCCATGCTTTCTGCATCTATGTAAAATTCTCGTTCTGCAAGTCTTGCATCGTGCTTCGTAGGAAAATTGTAAAGTAATTTAAAAGCGAATCCATTACGCTCTAAGTATCTTACACGTTGACTCGGCTTGTGAGTAATACCTACCTTGTAAATGTTCAACTCATTGTGATACATACAGTACAAGTAACCGTCTTTTTCTTTGTAGTTGTCACGATTAATTGTTTTGTGATATTTGTACTTGAGATTGTACCTAGCAGTTTTGCAGTCGTAAGCTAAGCAGATTGTTTGATTTGGTTTCTTTGTTACAAATTGTGTCTTACAAATAATACACTCTTTCTTGTACGGACCTTTTAATTTTTTATGTTTTTCGTAAGACGCTTTTGCCCTACAGTAATCTGTGCAGTACATAGCACGAGGGTCTGCACTACGAAATGTATTTGTTTTACAATATTTACATTTGATTTCTCTGTAAACTTTTGCAACCCTTCGACTTTCTTTCAAACACTTGTCGCTACAATAAGTATTTTTTCTTGATATTTCTGTATTACAAATTGCACAATATTTTTGGTGTATATATTTCCTACCTCTTTCTATTAAGTTACAATCAGGTGTACAGTACTGATGATTCGCTTTATTTGGTATGTAGTAATTTTTGCATCTGTAAAATGCTTTGCATTTAATTTCTAGTCTGTGATGTGCTGCGTACAATATTGGTCTAATGTTTTTAAGTTCTTCTATACTTTTACCGTAATCACGGTAATTTGCTTTGCATTTCCAATTATCTCTGCAACATTTAGGTGGTGGTTTTCCTGTAGGCAAAATCTCTATTTTTTTGTTACACCAATGACATCTTGGTTCAAGTACAGGTGTAGGTACTTCTTTGTTTCTTTTTTTGTAGTAACTTATACGCTTATTTTTTAAGGCAACTATTCTTCTGTTTTCTTTACTACACTCATCACTACAAGTTTTTACACCATTAGCTTTGACAATAAATTCTTTGAAACAGATAACACAATCTTTTTTTGAACCGTGTCTAATTACTTCTTTGTTCATGCTCCTCCTTTCGGACATGGGGAACGGAGGTGCAGTGTTCCCCACATCATACCTAGTGGTTTGCTAGGAATTTAATTCTTATGAATCTCTAACCAACTTAAATCGCCACCCGTAAACTGTTCAACAAACCACTCTAATATTTTGTATTCATCATTAGTCATGTTGTAATAACTAATCAATACAGGAGATGACCACCAAGCATATTTAAACTTTATGTTTGTGACTTCTTGATTATCTACATCAAACTGAATCCAATACGAAGGTCCGCCTCCTGCAAGTTGCAGTTCATAAGTTTCTATTTTCCTGATAGAGTAGACACGATTATCTAGCTCCTCATACAAGTCCTCATCTTGCTCTCGGTTTTGCATTTCTACAAAGTCCTTAAGCAGAGAATCAAACGTCTTACGTGCTTCTTCTTTTACGTCCATTATTCCTCCTCTTGTTCGCACTTCATAATAAAATCTATTGTGCCTTGTAAATCCTCTAACAAGTTAGTAAATTCAAATGGCTCAAAGCTATCATAAAATTCAGGTTCAAACTTTGCATCTGTTCCTGCGCTTACTTCGTACCAATTATTGTTGTGTATTTTTAACACACCACTATTAATTAATTTACTTAGTTCTTTGTCTGTGTCTGCAACATCTTCAGGTAATACTCTACCTAATTCTTTATGGTCTATTTTTATTTCACCACAAGCTACTAAACACCACTCACGATTTTTATACTTTACTCTCATAACTACATCATCAAAAAATAAACTATCTTGTTTATCTTTTGTAGTTTTGTTTTCTAATATATCCATTACTCCTCCTCTAGTATTTTCTTTATTGCATCTTCAACATCTTGTTCGAGTTGAACATTGTCTAGCTCTATCGAATCTATGTTGTCGAACTCTTTGGCTTCGGGTACATCATCAAGTGATAAGTACACGTTCATTGGTATGTCAATGCAGAAGTCCTCCTCTGCAACCATGTGTGTCACACCTGTTACCCTGTCTTTCAACATAGCAATCCAATACGTACGCATGTACGCAGCAATCGGCTTGTTAGCTCGATAGAACTTTGGTATTGCCATGCTCATCACGATAGGTACTTCATCTGATATGGAGTACCAACGCATGTTTCTTTCTAGTTTGTCAAGCTCTGAGTGTGGTAACTCGTGCAGAAACCAAGCAGGGTGAACGTTCTTGTCATACTTCATTACAAGTGACGTATCGTTCAATGCCTGGAGTTGTGCAAGAGTAACAGCAATATATCTCGGCTTGTATATATCTATGGCTTGTGTCATAGCTCCTCCTCTAAATCATCCCAACCGTAATCTTCATCAAACATTATCCGTCATAAAATCCTCTCTGACTCACCTGTTCTAGTATGTAGATAAGCTCGTCTTTTGTTTTCGGATACACTGTAAATATCTCGTCAAGGTCAGTCTCGTTGCCTGTTGATTTCCATGTCTCTCTCAAACTCTGTAAGTACGTTTTGCTTACATGAAAGATTGAGTGTGTACTACCATCTTGCTCATAGGTGAGACAATATATCTTTAGTCTTTCCATCAGTCGTAGTACAAATATTCAGGGTGTTGTTGTTGAAACGTACCACCAAGTTCTGCTTTGTGTGTATCGAACTGTATGTTCGGGTGGTTTTCTTCTAGTTCCTCTAGCTCACCCAAGTTCTCTGTGACTGACCAACCACACTCTACCAAACGTATTTGGTGCATATTTTTACCACCGTTTGATGTGAACTCATTGATGAGTTCGTATGCTTCGTCTGAGTTGTTAGCCTCGACAAAGACTTCGTTTCTCTGCTCATACTCCAATTTGAATAGCTTCATTACTCCTCCTCTTCTCTTGTATCTTCGTGATGAAACAAAACTACTGTATAGTTTTCATCATCATGTCTGCGTAATATTTTTGAATCTACAAACTCCCAATCTGTATGTCCAAACATAATTTCACAACACCTGTCTAGTTGCTCTGTATCTACACCAACAGATACCTCATACCAATTTTTTCCTCTTTTAACGAATCTAGGCATTACTCTTCCTCTTCAGTTGAATAAATACCAACTACTTCTTCGTTGCTTGTAATCAACAAATACTCTTCCATTACTCCTCCTCCCATACGGAATCTTGATAATCAAATGGTGGCTCTGTTATTTCATGTAACTGCATTGAATTGACTAAGCAATCTGTAGAACAGAAGAATCCAAAGTCATACTCAATCTCACAGTAACCTGTGTCAACATCTTCGTTGACAAACATATACACCATGTCATCTCTGTTACGGATACTGTTGTTACATTGTTCACACTCTTCCATGTGAAATCCTGCATTGTGTAAATGCAGCGAGTAACCCCAGGTGTACCTGATAACAGTATCGAAACTAGTTGTTGAAAACATCACACTCCTCTGTGAGTAATTGATATTTTCCTCCCATTTCAAAATCAATACTTCTAATCTGTGGTTCTTCAAACACAAGATTCATGTCACCAAACTCCACTAGATTTCTCATCTCAAAGTCACGTACTGCATCTACTACTTCGGCATTAGTTCCTTCCATGTCAAAGTAGACTTCCATTTTTATTCTGTACATTGTTTCACCAACTTGTCTGTTTTGAAATGTGCATTTATCTCATCTAACAGTTCAGACATGCGTGTAACAAATCCTGCGAACTCAACTGTATCTGTAAAGACAACGTTGATGAGGTCACCTCTTTGCCCACTTATGTTCAAAAAGACTTCATCTGATAAGTCTTTCATAACTTCGGGTGATGTCCATGAACTACGATACTTGTCGTAGTCAGCTTGTATAAACATATTTATCCTTTCTCTGACGTGTAACGTTACGCCAACTTCCTACTTTCTTAAATAGTTCCCAACACATCTCGCATTTGCCGTCACCAATGAAGTAACCCCACAGGGTATCATTGAACAAACAAATCTCACACTTATATGATTTCGAGTTCATTGAGTCTTTCCTTGATTGCTTTAAGCAAGGCTTTGTTTCTTGTACCTCTGCCCATAACACTATCAGCGATAGTGGTATCAGCTTCGATAAAGAGAGCAAAGTCTCTGTAGATACGGTGAGCTAATTCTAAATTACCTGCACCGTGTATTTCTCTGAGTTTGTTACCCATGTTCACCTCCTTGTATATAGATAACTTGATAGACACAGGTCACAGAAAGGAACTGTCGAACGTTACGTACATATCCCATGTCTATCAAGCTACCTACTTACTACTGGCTTACACACTTAAGTCTTAGCAGTTTACGTAGTTCGTAAGTAGCTTCTGATGATGTCATTAAACAACTCAGTCTTGTAGATATTTACTTTTCTTTATTGTTTAATACACTGCTACCTACAGCCCAAGCACGAAAGAGAGATTAAGCACTTGGGCTATGGTACAGAGCTATTGCTAGTCCTGTGTAGATAGCTTGTAACACACAAGACTTTAACGTCCTACTTCCCATTGGGCAAGGGCTTGAATTATGTGCTACAAGCTACCTACGTTCAGTAGTTCGGGAACAGGGCAGTAAACGAACTCCTACTAGTAAGTAGCTAATTGCTTTGGCTATCAGCTTAACAGTTGCTTCTCACGTATTGAAGCAATCAAAAACTTCTCCACATTACGATATCTGTTTGTACACCACCATCTGTATTTATCTCTTCCCAATGCCAGTCCAATGAGTAATCTCCTACTATTGCTTCTTCATCTAGGTATGGCACGAGCTTGTCATCAACACCCCATATCTCTACGAAGTCATTGAATATCGTATTACTGTATTCATCCCAACTAACGAAATGAACACAAGCCATGAAGTCCTCGAAGTATTTATCTTGATAGTGTTTCAAGAACACATCATAGATAGCTTGACACTCGTCCTCGTCATAGCTCCCTCCTTGTGCTTTTACCACATCTTCGACTGTGTATTTAGTTTTACTCATTGAACGTATACCATTTCGCTGTTCCTGAATAATACATTTTCTCTTTTAAGTTTCCGTCCTTGTCAAAACATCTAATTGATTTAACCGCATATGTATATTCATCATACGAGCCGTCCTCATACTCAATTAATTCTACTTGACCATGCATTATCTATCCCTTCCTAAGTAATACGCAATAGGATTGTAATTTTCCCTTACTTCATCACTTACACCTCTCACCTCGTATAGAGTATCGCTTTCACGATTAGGTTTTTTCCACAAAGGTAGTTTGTATAAATAAAAATACTTGTACCCGTATTTGTTCTGTATTTCTTTTAGTGTTAATTCTTCCATTAGCACACCTCACAATCTTGTAATCCACTAGGTATCGCCATACCACATGGGCAGTAACTCGCAAAGAGTTCTGCATGTGAAGGGCAACAACCTTTCTCAATATTATGGTCGAACCTTTTCACGTATTGATGGCTACCATTTCTAAC